AGGGTTCGACGGTTGGCGGACTGATTGAGTATCCGGGGAACTTGACGCGTGAGCAGGCGAAGGATCTTGCGGACTCGTTTGAGGCGCAGCATCGTAGCGTTCGTCGTTCGCATCGTCCTGGTGTTTTGTTTGGTGGTGCGAAGTTTACGAAGACGAGTGTTGAGCCGAACGAGGCGCAGATGCTCGAGTCTCGCCAGTTCTCGGTTGAGGAGATTGCGCGTACGTTCCGTTGTCCGCCTTCGATGATTGGCGTGACAACGCCTGGCGCAATGAGTTATGCGAGCGTTGAGCAGAATGGCATTCAGTTTGTGACGCATACGCTTCGCCCGTACATCGTGAAGATCGAGGATTCGTATTCGCGCCTGCTTCCTGGCGTGGCGTTTCTCTCGTTCAATGTGAATGGCTTGCTGCGTGGCGATACCGCTTCGCGATATGCAGCATTCTCTACGGGCTTGCAGGCTGGCTTCTTCAGCGTGAATGATGTTCGTCGGTATGAGGATCTTCCGCCGGTCGAGGGCGGCGATGTGAATCGTGTGCCGCTTGCGAATGTGGATCTTGCCGCGTCGAACTTGACGGAACTTGACAAGAAGAGTGCGATTGCGCAGCGCCTGATCAATTCGGGTTTTGATCCGAATGCCGTGCTCGAGGCGCTTGGCTTGCCGATGATTCAGCACACGGGCGTGCCATCCGTGCAACTACAGGGCATTGCTCAGATTGATCCTGCTGATCCCGCGTCCGCGTATCAGGTGGAGGAAGCATGACAATCTTCACGAATCGCATTACGCTGAATCAGACTCGGCAAGAGATCGTGTCTGCGCGGAATCAGTCGCAGCGGGTTTGCATTCATAATGATGCTGGTGGTCGCGTCTATCTTGGTAACGAATCCGTGACTGTCAATGATGGCATTCATCTTGACGCGAATGATGAGCGCAACATTACACTCAATCCGAACGAGTCTCTGTGGGGAATCTCGAGCGCGTCAAGAGAAGTTAGTCTGATGATTCAGATCATGGAGTAAGGATGCCTTATTTCATCACAGATACGCAGCCTGATTGCTCCGGGTGGGCGACCGTCAAGGAGGAAACTGATGGGTCGCTGACGACGATTGGTTGTCACGAGTCAAAGCAGGACGCTATCGATCAGATGGTCGCCGTGTCACTCGCGGAAGATATGGAACCGGGTGGCGAGCGGAACCTTGATGGGCCGGCAGCAATCGTCGTAGACATTGACGACACGCTATTTCGAGCGGATGGTTCGCCAATTGAGAATGTCGTCAAGTTTGTGGATGAGTATGAGGGCGAGGTGCTGATCGTGACGGCGCGTCGCGAGCGCCGCCGCGAAGAGACAATCGCCCAGCTCGAGGCTGTGGACATCGATCCCGAATATCTCTATATGCGTGATTCGGCAATGCCAGAGGTCGCGTACAAGAGTGACACGGTGAAGGATCTTCTCGACGTTTGGAACATCGAGCTCGCGATCGAGAATAATGCTGATGTGCGTGCCGAGTATGCGCGGCTTGGCATTACCACGCTTGAGCCTGGCGCGGTTGATCCTGAGGAATTGCCGCAGATGGTTGAGCGTGCTGAGGAGCGCGCCGTTGATCTTACGCTGCCCGAGTATATTCGCGATGCTGCTGCTCGTGGTGTTGAGTATTACGAGGCTGGTCTTGGTGGCGATGGTCTGGTCGAGCGCACGATTCGTGAGGCTCGCTTGATGGCTGATGGTCAGATCAGCGAAGACAAGGTTGTGCGCGTGTCGGCGTGGGCGGCTCGTCACATGGTTGATCTTGAGGCAGAGCAGAATACGAATCCCGAACTTGAGGAGTTCCCCGGCGCTGGCGCGGTCGCGTTCTACTTGTGGGGTATTGATCCTGTGCATCCTGAGGCGGCTATTGCGTGGTTTGACGCGAAGGCTGAGGAGATTCGGAATGAGGATCTTGTGCGCGCTCACGTGGTGAGCGAGCCTAGTGCTAACCTGTTTCGTATGGAGAATGGTGTAGAGACTCGTCGCGTCTGTGTCAATGAGTTCGAGCTGCGTGATAGCGAATCCGGAAGCGGAATGACTTTCGTTGGATATTCCGCAGTCTTCAATTCTGATTCTCAGCCACTTCCATTCATTGAGCGCATTCAGCCTGGAGCGTTTTCGCGGTCGCTGCGGTCGCGTAATGAGATCAAGATGTTCGTGAATCACGATACGACGCAGGTGCTCGCGTCAAAGCGTGCCGGGACGCTGCGATTGTCTGAGGATTCTCATGGCTTGCGCGTTGAGGCGGATCTTCCTGATACGACGGCTGGTCGCGACATGGCGTACCTGATCAAGCGTGGCGACGTTGCCGATATGTCGTTCGGCTTTAGCGTTCCGAGTGGTGGTGATTCGTGGAGTGCTGATGGTCAGACGCGCGAACTCCGCGAGGTCCGCTTGCATGAGGTATCCATTGTGACCGGCTTCCCGGCTTACGAGGCGACTACGGCAAGCGTACGTAGCCTTGACGGTCTGGTAGAGGCTACCGGCCTCGAGTCTGACAAGCTGAATGCTGCGATTGATGCGCTGGAGAAGGGCGAGACGCTATCTCCGGATCTTGCTGAAGTGCTTGACACGGCGATTGGTCGTCTGCGTTCTGAGCGTGACGACGTTGCTGCTTCGCTCGCGTTGAAGCAGAAGCAGCTCGACTTGCTCATCGCTCGCGTCTAGCGAATCTATAACGCTTATTCTGGTGCGTTATTCTATGTGTGCGCTTGCGGAGCCGCGAGCGTATTCGGATTCGCGGAGCCGCGGCCGGTAGCAGTACACAACCGTTACCCTTGAAAGGGGTGTAGATCATGTCGGAGTACATCAAGCGACAGCACGATCTTCGCCAGGCCGCGTGGCATGAGGCGAAGCACATTCTCGATACGGCAGGCGCAGAGAACCGCGACCTGACTTCCGAGGAGCAGGAGAAGTACGATCGCATCAGCGCCGATCTCGACACGCGCGCTCAGGTGATCGAGCAGCTCAAGGCTGACGAGGAGCGCGCCGCGCGTCTCGACGCCGTTGCTGCTGAGATCCGCACGGACGAAGTTCCGGCTGGCGACGATACGGACGCTGAAGCGATCCGCAAGCTCGCTCGTGGCGAGGTTCGTTCGTTCGACTTCCAGAAGCGCGACATCCTGACGAGCTCGACCGGCTCGCCCGTCCCGACGTCGTTCTACGACATGGTGATCATGCGCGCCCGTCTCGTCGGTCCGATGCTCGACGTTCCGACCGTGCTGAACACGGCCGGCGGCGAGAACCTTCAGATTCCGTCCCTCGGAACCTACAGCACCTCGGGCACCGTCACCGCTCAGGGCGCCAACTTCAGCGAGTCTGATCCGGCGTTCAACTCGTTCACGACGCTCGGCGCGTTCAAGTACGGCTTCATCATTCAGCTCTCCCGCGAGCTGATCGAGGATGCCGGCGTGGACATCACCGCGTTCCTGGCGGAGCAGATCGGCAACGGCCTCGGCTTCAACGTGCAGTCTGCGCTCACCACGGGTGCTGGCACGACCGCTCCGACCGGCATCGTGACCGCCGCTGGTTCGGGCATCACGGGTGGCACGGGCGTCTCCGGTGCGTTCACCGCTGACAACCTGATCGACCTGCACTACAGCCTCGATGGCGCTGCTCGGCTCCTGCCGGGTGTCGGCTTCATGGCCAACGGTGCTTCGATCGGTGCCATGCGCAAGCTGAAGGACACCGCGGGTAACTACGTGTTCAGCCCCTCGCTGGACGCTAACAACCGCGATCTCCTGTTGAATCGCCCCGTCTACGAAAATCCGCATATGGCTTCGGCCGGTACGGGTGCGAAGAGCGTTATTTGTGGCCACATTCCGTCGTACTACGTGCGCACGGTTGGCGGTATCCGCATCGACCGCTCCGACGACTTCGCGTTCAACGCGGATCTCGTCACGTTCCGCGCTTCGATGCGCGTCGATGGCAACCTGCCGCAGACCTCGCACATCAAGTACTTCGCCGGCGCTGCTTCGTAGCTCCTAGTAGTATTCGGGCCGTCTCATCGTTATGATGGGGCGGCCCGTTTCTATTTGGAGGGAACCTAGTGGCGAATCGCGCACAGCGCAGACAAGCAGCGAAGCACGCACCGAGCGTGCCTGGAGTGACGCCGCAACGCATCCTATGGAATAGTAATTCTCCGTTCGTTCCTACGGGGTATGGCGTGCAGACCGCGCAGGTGATCGAGCGGATGGCGCGTGACGGACACGAGGTCGCTGTTGCTTGTAACTATGGCCTGTCTGGTTCGTCTACGGATTGGAATGGCATCAAGATCTATCCGACGGGCGTCACCCAATATTCGGACGATATCTTGAAGGCGCACTCTGATCATTGGGCTAGTGGATCAGACTTGCCGAGTCTGGTCGTCGCCTTGTTTGATGTGTGGGCGTTGAAGAATCCGAGCATTGCGCAGATCCCGAAGATTGCTGCGTGGTGTCCGATTGATCACAAGCCGACGCCGCCAGAGGTGACGGAGTGGCTGCTTCGTCCGAATGTCATGCCGATTGCCATGAGTAAGTTTGGTTCGGAGATGATGACGCTCGACGGGCTTGATCATCTCTACGTTCCGCACGCTCTTGATGAGCGCGTCTTTAAGCTTACGGAATCATTCAAGGATGCTGCTGGTCGTGATGTTACGGGTCGCGAGATCATGGGCATTGATGATCCTGACGCGTTCGTGGTGATGATGAATAGTGCGAATAAGGGTCGCACGCCGCCGCGTAAATCGTGGGGCGAGAATCTCCTAGCGTTTGGCGTGTTCGCGTCTGAGCATCCTGACGCGATCCTGTACCTACATACGGACGAGTCGGCTGCGCTCGGTGGTGTGAATCTGCACCGGTTGATTGCTGGGTGTGGTATCAAGAAGGAACAGATTCGGTTTGTGGATCAGTACCTGTACCGGATGAATATGCCGCAGCAGGCGCTCGCAGCTCTTTATACGGCTGCTGATGTACTCTTGGCGACTTCTGCTGGTGAGGGGTTTGGTGTGCCTGTCATCGAAGCACAGGCGTGTGGGACGCCGGTGATCGTGTCTAATTGGACGGCACAACCCGAGCTTGTGCGTGATGGTTGGATCATTGACGGACAGCCGATGTGGGACCCGTTCCAGGACTCGTGGTTCTTTACACCGAACGTGTCGCAGATCGTGAAGAGTCTGAAAGAGGCTTATGCGCGGAAGGGTGAGAAGAGCACGAAGGCGGTTGATGGAATGCGCGAGTATCACGCCGATCGTGTCTATGTGGAGCATTGGCGACCGGCACTCGAGCGGCTCGCGACTTGGCGCCCATGATCCCCGTTGTCGTCATCCCTGTTCTTGGGCAGCATGATCTTCTTGAACGCTGCGTAAAGAGCCTGGTGTGGTGCGTCGATACGCTGATCCTTGTGGACAATGGTGACGAGCTCGAGCAGACTACGGTGCGGTCGTGGCTTGACGATGATGATCCGATGCGCGTCTATGTGTGGAGGATGCCAACCGGGTTGAGCGTTGCTGGTTCGTGGAATCTCGGCATAAAGGCAACGCCATATGCGCCTGGCTGGCTTCTCTTGAACTCGGACGCGTGGTTCTCCGAAGATCCGCTTGAGGGATATTCGCGCGAGCTTCAGCCTGATCGGATCGTGCTAGCAGGGTCGCCGGCGTGGTGTTGTGCGTGGATTGGTCGCGAGGTTGTGCAGCGCGTCGGCTTATTCTGCGAACGCTTCCACCCCGCGTACTTTGAGGACAATGATTACGAGCAGCGCGCTCTGATCATGGGCATTCCCGTCGAGTATTCGACGGTGAATGTGCGTCACGATAACTCGTCTACGTTGGATCGGAATCCGGAGTATCAGGCGCACAATGCGCGCACGTTCGCAGCCAATCAGGCGTATATGCAGTACCGGTGGGCGAATGTTCAGGCTGATGGTTTGCCGGCGACGGCTGAGTGGGATCTTGCGACGCGCGTGCGGAATGGATGGGAAGGATGATCGATACGCTTCTCGTCGGGTACGGGTATTGGGGTCGCGTGATGGCTCGCAATCTGATCGAGCATCCCGCGTATTTCTTGGCTGGTGTGCATGATCCTGATCCGCGTGCGCTTGCTGATGCGAAGGCGGCGAATCTTCATGCGTTTCATTTGATGCGTAATGCGCTCGAGGCGACGCATCCAAAGCTCGTCGTGATCGCGTCACCGATTGGCAGCATGTTTATGCACGCGCAGGATGCGCTCCACTCGTATGCCAACATCATGCTGGCGAAGCCTGGCGTGACGACATTAGACGAGTATCTGCGCCTATTCCGCGTCGCCGACTATAACCATCGCAAAGTAATCGTGGATTACACGATGCTTTCGCATCAGTCGTGGCAGACGCTCTGTACGTTCAAGCCGATGCTCGGCGAGCTCGTCACGTTCGATTCGATCCGATACGCGACCGGGAATCGGACGAATGCGCCGATCCTCTTCGACATGCTCGTCCACGACTTGGCGATGCTCGCCGAGTGGGAACCAGAAACAGAATGGCTGATCGATAGTGCCGAGATCACGGAGTGCGTTGTGTCGGCGAAGTTTGTGAGTGGGCAGAAGACGGCGCTACTTGAGGCGCGTACGGATCAGCTTGAGGCGCGGCGAAGTGTGTCGCTTGGTGGTGCTCGAGCATCGGTCGTGTGGGATCAGATCGATGATGTGATCGTGTCGGATTGCAAAGAGTTAGAGATTGCGTGGCAAGAGGATGACGCGCCGATGAGTGCCGTTTATCGTCGGCTGAGTGATACGGCGCTTGTGGTCAATAATGGTGCGTCGGATAATCGTGGCGTGTTTCGGCGTGTGACAGATTTGGCGAATCAGATTCGGGAGGCAGCATGATCATTGACGAGACGCATGGCGAGGTGATGATCGGTGCGGATTGTGAGATCTTTGAGACGACGATCCTTACGGGTCCATTGACGATTGGTGATGGTGTCTACATTGGTCCGTATGCGGTCGTTGGTGCGCCGGCGCAGCATCGCGGTTCGTATCCGTGTGGCTTGGACTCGCCACATCGTGCTAGTGGTGTTGTCATTCGTGATGGTGCGTGTATTCGCGAGTTCGTCCAGGTGCATCAGGGCATTGTCAGGCCGACGATTGTTGGTGAGGATTGTTTGTTGATGGCGGGTGCGCATATTGCGCACGATTCACAGCTTGGCGCTGGCGTGACGATGGGCAGCTTTAGCATTCTTGGTGGCTTTACGCTGATTGATGATGCTGCGACGTTTGGTCAGGGCGTGGTGACGCATCCGTGGACGATCATTGGTGAGCGCGCCATGGTTGGGTTGAACTCGAGTGTGGTGAAGCATGTGCAGCCGTATGCGAAGGTTGCGGGTGCGCCTGCTCGATTGCTCGGCTCGAATACGAGTAAGGATGCTGCATTGCCTAGCGACTATTCGGAGGGTCTTCTTTCTGATTCGGTGTGGGAGCGGTATGCGCGCCTGGCTGATTCGCAGCGTGAGGCGGAGGGATTGTGGGCGTGGCTCGCGTAGCCGTCGTTACAACGAGCTTGCCGGAACGCAGCGAGTTTCGTGCTGAGTGCATTGAGAGTGTGAAGGCGCAGACGCTCGCGCCGATCACTCATCTTGTGATGCTTGATTATCTGCGCGCTGGGCCGGCGGTGATGCTGAATAGGATGCTGCCAGCGTGTGTCGCGTCTGAGGCTGATTGGGTCGCACAACTCGCCGATGATGACTTGATGGATGCGCATCACCTGGAGACGCTCGTAGCGCATTCGGACGAGGCGGATATTGTCTATTCGTATTGTCGTGTCGAGGGGCGCGGCTTCAATCCGAATAGTTCGTTTGATCCTGATCGTCTTAGGCGTGAGAACTATATTCCCGCGACGACGCTGATTCGCACGGGCTTGTGCGAGGAGCTCGGGTGGCGTGCTGATTCTGCGTATGGTTTTGAGGATTGGGATTTCTGGTTGCGCGCGTTGGATGCTGGTGCCCGGTTTGTATGCGTTGAAGAGGAAACGTGGACGTACCGCTTTCACGGTTCTAACCTATCTACGGGCGGGTAGAATACGAGCATGGCGATCACGAATGGCTATTGCACGCTCGCACAGGTAAAGGCTGCGCTTCGCATCTCCGACTCCACGGATGACACGCTGCTCGAGGGTAGCGTTGAGTCCGCGTCCAGGCTCATCGATGGGTACGCGATGCGGAGTTTCTACAATGCTGGCACCGCGGCTCGCGTCTTCAGCACGAATGATTCGCTTTACGTGCAGACGGATGATATGGGCGGTACGGCGATCACGCTCGAGACGAGTACGCTCGGCGATGGTACGTGGGACGTTACGTGGACGGCGACGGATTATCAGCTTGAACCGCTGAATGGCATGCTGGATGGCATCACGTGGGCGTACGATCGCATTCGCGCCGTCGGTGATTATGTTTTCCCGACGAATAGTGTTCTGCTTGGTGAGGGGCAGGCTCTCGTCAAGGTTACGGCGGTATGGGGTTGGCCGGCGATTCCGAAGGCGATTGAGACGGCGACGATCATCCAGGCTACGCGTATTTTCAAGCGATTCGACTCGCCACTCGGCGTCGCCGGCTTTGGCGATTTTGGCGCGGTTCGCGTGTCGCGGTTTCTTGATCCTGATGTGGAGCAGCTCGTTCAGCCGTATCGAAAGATGCGGAACGTGAAGTGAGCGCGACCGTTGGCGAGATCAAGACGGCGCTCGCAACGGCGCTCGGTACGATCACGGGCCTGCGAGCCTATGATCGACAGCCCGACAATCTGAACGCGCCGTTCGCATTCCCGTCGCTTGATTCGATTGAGTATCACGGCGCGATGAGTAATGGACTCGTCACGCAGACGTACCGGATCAGCGTGATCGTGGGTCGTGCTGCGGAGCGCAGCGCAGAAGATCGCCTAGACGCGTACCTCTCTTACGATCAGGGCGGCATCCGCTACGCGATCGAGGCTGATCCGACGCTCGGCGGGTATGCGCGTACGAGTATCGTAGAGTCCGCCGGTAGCATTCAGACTATCGATGGTAATGACACGACGTACCTTATGATCGAGTTCCGCGTCATTGTGTACGCGTAAGGAGACGAGATGAGCAAGACGTATAAGGTTGTCGAGGGTTTTACGGTGTATGGGAAGAAGGGTGGCGAGACGATCTCTGAGTCGGAGATTGGTAGCGTGGCGCTGCTTTGCGGGTTGCTGGGGTCTGGTCGGATCGTTTCTGTAGAACCGTCCAAATCGTCGGCTAGAATGACTAAGGAACACGACGACACCTCGAAGGGGGTCTAGAATCACATGGCAAAGCTTGTGCTTACCAACGCAAACGTGACCCTCGGCGGCACGGATGTTAGCTCGTACGTCGCTTCGGTGACGCTGAACATTTCCGTGAATGAGGTCGAGACGACCGCGTTCGGTTCGGGTGCCACGACTCGCGTCGGCGGCCTCCAGGACAACAGCGTGACGCTCGATATGCACCAGGACTTTAGCGCAATCGAAGGATTGATTTATCCTCTTATCGGTTCGACCACTTCGCTGGTCGTCAAGCCGAACGGCACCGCCGTTGGTACCGCGAACCCTTCGTACACGATGACGCCGCTTGTTACCGAGTGGACGCCTGTCAATGGCGCCGTCGGCGAGCTCGCGACCGCTTCGATCACGTGGCCCGTGTCGGGTACCGTGACGAAGGCTGTAGCCTAAACTCATCGCACCCACATGGGTGCTAGTTGGAGGGAATGAGATGGAAGTTCAGTTCAAGATCAAGCCGAAGGGTGGCATCGCCGAGACGGTTACGGCCGAACTTGTCGATGTCATCGCATGGGAAGAGAAGTATCAGCGCCCTTCGACTGAGCTCGGCGGAGATACGATCTTCGCTCGCGACTTCGTGTGGCTTGCGTGGCATAGTGTGCAGCGCCAGGGCAAGACAACGCTGGACTTCATGGATTGGGTTGCGACGCTCGAGGATATTGAAGGTTCCGAGTCTGGCCCTTTAGAGCCCTCGGAGAGCACTCCTCCCATTGGCTCATAGCGAGCCTCGCTGTCGAAACAGGCATAGCTCCGAGCCAACTCTTATGCGAGTCGGAGCGTATGCTTTGGACAATGCTCGGCTACATCAGGTGGCGAGCGGTTCACTCGCAAGGATAGTGTGATGGCGCAGCCGTATCGTGTTGAGGGCATTGGTCAGGTTATGCAGATCCTGCAAGAGATCGCGCCTGAGCACGCTAAGGAGGCGCGTAAGAAGTTCAAGACGGATGCGCGTCCGATTGTCAATGCGATTCGCGCATCGTTTCCAGAGGTTGCATTGTCGCGCTGGCAGCCTCCAAAGCAGGGTGCTGCTCCTGGAGTGATTGAGCGGACTGGATCGAAGCGTTTGCCGGCATATCGTGCTAGTGATGTTCGCCGTAAGACGAATGTGAGCATTCAGAATAAGCGGATGCGTAGCACGGGCGAGCGTGTTTTGTTCATTAGGATTCGCTCGAGTGCGGCAGCTGTGGATGCGCTTGATATGGGGGGCAAGGCGACTAACTCTAATTTCACGCGGAACATGACGGCAAAGCATGGAAAGCCGTCGCGTTTCATCTGGCCGACGGTTGAGAAGTATGAGCCGGATATTCGTAAGACTATTCTTATGGCGAAGGAGAGCATGGAACGCACGATCAACGCTCAACTACGATCGCGTTATTCTGGTTCTCGGTATTCGCGTAATCGAACGCGCGCCACGGGACTCTGAGCGAGAACCGGTAGACTAGACGTATGGCTATCGTTGTTCCTATCGTCGGTGATTTTAGTGGTCTTAGCCGCGGCTTGAAGGGTGCTGGTAGTAGCCTTTCCAAGTTTGGAAGGATCGCGTCTGTTGCGATTGCTGCTGGTGTTACTGCCGAGCTGTATAAGAGTGTGAAGGCGGCTGCTGAGGCTGAGAAGAGCACGCAGGCGCTTCGTGGTCAGCTCAAGTCGCTTGGCATGAGTGATGATGTCAATCGCCTTCAGAATCAGTTTACGCAGCTTGCGACGACGCTTGGTGTGGATGATGAGGCTGCGTCTCGAGCGTTCACGACGATCCTTCGCCTTACGGGTGATTCGACGAAGGCGATGGATGGTCTAAATCTTGCGCTTGATCTCTCAGCGAATACGGGTTTTGTTGATCTTGAGAAGAATGCGATGAGCGTTGGGCGCGCGATGAATGGCAATACGCGCCTCTTCAAGCAATTCGGGATCACGGTAGATGAGAACACGACGAAGCAAGAGGCGCTCGCGATTGTTTCTAAGCGTGTCCAGGGACAGGCAGAAGCGTTCGGGACGAGTGCTACGGGATCGTTTCAGCGTTTCAATGAGGCTGTGGAGAATCTGCGCGAGACGATTGGCGCTCCGCTTGTGGTCGCGTTGGCTAATGCTGCGTCGAAGGTTTCTAGTTTCCTGAATCAGCTTCGTGAGAAGCCGACGCTTGAGGCGCGTATTAGGCTGATTGTTGGCAGCATTGGCAATGTTGCGTGGACGAGTATTCGCAGTATCTATACGTGGTGGGATCAGCAGGGCCGTGTTGAACTTCCTGCTGGTGTGAAGTTGATTCCGAGTGGTCGTCAGCAGTTTGATGCTTTCTTCAATGGTATTGAGCGTGACGCTGTGCAGGCTGGTAGGAATTCTGTTCGCGCGTTGCTTGGCGCGTTCAGTAGTACCGGATCCAAGGAAGCTACTGCGTCTCTGAGCGGATTGTTTGATCGCATCATCGGCGTATGGCAGTTCACGATGCGGATTAGTGGTGGGACGCTTGCTGCTGGACTGTTGCAGGGATTCGTTGAAGAGATCCATAATTCGACTAAGGCATTCTTCCAGGCTATCTATGACGCATTGACTGGTGCCCTAAACAAGCTATCTGATTCTGCCGACTTGAAGGAACTTGGCGACAAGGTCATCAAGAGGATATTTGGTCGTAAGGGTGCAGTATCGAAAGCGAACATCATCACGGATACGGTGAAGGCTGCTATTCAGGATGCGCGGAAGCAGCTCCAATCGTTCGGCTCGAGTCTGCTTTCGTTTATGTCGCAGAAGCGTGCCGCGTTACTTCGTGTGAATGGGACTGGATCAAATGCTGCTGAGATTACTGCGGAGCAGCGACGTATTGAGGATGAGCGTTTCGCGATCGAAGAGAAAGCTGCTCGAGATGCACTCGCTATGGCTGAGGATAAGACGAGCGCACAGCTCGACTTGGATCAGCTCTTGCTTGATCGTCAGCAGACAATTCGTGATCGCGCACTTTCGGACGCTGAAGCGACAGATAAGAGCCGCATTGACAATCTCATCGAGGAGTTCAATCGTGGACTCATCAGCGCAAAATCCTTCTCTGATCAACTCAATGCGTATATCGGTTCTGACTTTGGGTCTGAGCTTGGTATCGCTTTCTCGGGTGCGTTTGAGCGCGAACTACAGGGTGTGCTTGCGCTCGTTGCGGACATTGCGAAGGTTGCTGGTCAGGGTCAGCCGATTGCTGCGGAGCAGCCTGGCGTGTCGTCTGCGTTGAAGCAGGAGAATCAGCGCCGTTATGATGAGGCGCTCGCGGCGTGGCAGAAACGACGCGCGGATCGATTGAAGCAGGCACAAGACTTTCGGAAGCGTGCTGGTAGTCCGGGTGGTTCGACGATCACGGCTGCTGAGGCTGCTGAGATCAAGAAGATCATGCAGGATTGGGATGCTGGGAACGCGAAGCCTGTTCGCTCGGCGTATGGCTTGGCGATGGGTGGCATTCTAAAGAAGCAAGTGTTTACGGCTGGTGAGGCTGGTGCTGAGGCTGTCATTCCGTTGAACTCGACGAGTGCGATGAATATGCTTCGTGATGCTGTTGGTGGTGGCGGCGGTGGCACGACGAATGTCTACAATCTTACGGTGAATGCTGGGCTTGGTACTGATCCTGACGAGCTAGGTCGGACGATTGTCGAGTCGATCAAGCGGTTTGAGAAGCGTAATGGTCAAGCCTTCTCCGCGCCGCTATTGTCGGTGACGCAGAATGTGGCGGGTCAGACTTCGGGTGGTTCTACGAAGACGGACTTCAATCGCGTGACGACGCTTCGTAAGGGCTAGCGTCGTGCCGGCTCCTGATGTTCTCGTCCAGATCGGCGGAAGCGGCACCGCGTTCTATGACGTCACTTCGTACACCACGAGCGTGACGATCTCGCGAGGATTGTCGCGCGAACTTGATCGGTTCACGACGGGTAGTGCGAACCTGTCGTTTACGAATACGTCTCGCGCGTTCGATCCGTTCTACACATCGTCGCCGTTCTATCCGAATATCAAGCCGCGGAAGAATATGAAAGTAAGCACCATCGTGAGTGGCTCTACCGCGGTGCAGTTCACGGGACTCGTGGAGGATTGGTCGCTGGATTACAGCGTGGAGGGTGACGCGACTGCTTCGGCTGCGTGTGTCGATGGTTTCATCTTGTTTGGTGGTCAGCAGTTGAATGCGCATACGGCGACTGCTCAGACAACGGGCGCGCGTATTGGCGCCGTCCTTGATCGATCCGAGGTTGGGTGGCCGGCGGCAGAGCGATCGATTGATACCGGCGTGCAGACACTTCAGGCGGATGTTGTTGAGCAGGGCCGCGAGGTACTCGAGTATCTCCAGCTCGTCGCCGCATCCGAGCCTGGATTGCTCTTTATGACGAAGGCGAATAAGGTCGAGTTCAAGGATCGAAACGCGGGAGCACTCGCGCCAGGCACCGTCGTATTCTCCGACGCTGGCACCGCCATCCCGTACACCGACATTGAGATCTCGTACGGCACCGAACTCCTCTATAACCGTGTTGGCATCACGCCAATTGGACTCGAGACGCAACTCGCATCGAACTCTACGAGTCAGACGACGTATGGCGTGCAGAGCCTCGAGATCAACGGACTACTCTTGCCGCTCGGCTCGCAAGGCACCGCGGACGCGCTCGCGCTTGCCGGGTATTTTGCTAAGAAGTATGGCGAACCAGACTTGCGGTTCAATACGATCGCCGTCGAACTCGCCGCCCTCACCGCAGCGCAGCAAACATCATTGCTCGCACTCGAGCTCGCCGACATCGTGACAATCCAATTCCAACCAAGCAAGGTCGGAACGAGCGTGTCACGCTCTGTCCAGATCATCGGAATCCGTCATCAGATCCGACCAAAGCAACACACCGTCGAATTCACGCTTGCGTCTACGGATACGGTCGCATTCGTCTTCGGCTCGTCATCCGACCCGACAGCCAACCCTATCAGCCTCTTTGCTGGTGGCAGCGTTGTCGGCTCTCCCTTCGGCCTCTAACAGAAACGGTAGAATACGCTCATGGCTTGGACTACACCAGGAACCGCAGTCGCCGGCGACGTACTCACCGCAGCACGCTGGAACACAGACGTTCGCGACAACTCTAATGCTGTCGGGAATATCCTTGTAGCCACGGCATCTTTTTCAGCATCTAGCGCAGTAAACGTAAATAACGTCTTCACATCAACATACGCGAATTACGAAGTTACATTCAACTTCACAGCATTCAGCGCAAATCCAGATATTTATCTGAGATTGAGGGCTTCTGGAACAGATGCTACCGCTAATTACCAATATGGAATATATGGAATTAGAAGCAATGGAGCAAACTCTCAGTCTTCGTCCGGATCAGCAACATTCATTATGACCGGATTTGCTAGACAGGGTGCTGCTGCACCAACAAGACATTCCGTGCAATTGAAATTCATCGATCCTCAATCTGTCGCAGAAACAAAGGTTGTGATTAGCAGTCAGGGCGATGATGGTGCAGCAATTGCGAGTTATACAGGTGCTGGTTTTCTCGTAAATTCCAGTCAATATGATGGGTTTACGCTCTATCCATCTTCCGGTACTTTTTCTGGAACTTACCGTATTTACGGGTTGCGTAGTTCATTCTAATGAGTGACGCTGAGATCGATCGCATCTTTCGTAGCCTTGATCGGATCGAGGCTCGGCTTCTGAAGTTGGAGGAGCGTGAGGCGATGCGGCGTGGTTCTGATATGACGAAGGGTCAGCTTGTGGCGATTATCGCTACCATTAGTGCCGTGACGGGTGCTGTAACAGCCGTCGTCACGCAGATCATCTAACCCCTGAGGAGGGAACGCTATGAAGAATGTCAGTCCGAAGGTTGCTGCTAGTACGCTCGCTGCGGCACTCGTCACGATTATCGTGTGGGGCGCGAGCCTTGCAGGCTTTGAGATTCCCGAGCTCGTCCAGGGCGCTCTCATCACGATCATCATCGCAGTCGCGGGTTATGTTGTCACCGATCCTCGCCGCTCGTGACGCATCGTCAGGCAGCCAAGATCGCGCTTCGCGATTATGCGAAGCGTGCCGGCATCCAGATCCCGAAAGGCTTCAACCTAAGCGATACGTACGGGAGTGCGGCGCGCGAACTTTGTAAGCGTGTGCAGCGGAAGAATCGCATCAAGCAGACCGGTGATCTTACGCCGAAGACGCTGCTGGTGATTGGTAAGGACTTGCCGGGGACGATGCCTGAGCGCGCTACGTGGTGTATGCGTATTGTTGAGGGTCCGCTCGAGACATGGGGCAATAATCGTGGCCCGTATGTTGAGGAGATTCAGAAGCTCGGTTCGCAGCTCGCGCCGGGTGCGTGGCCGTGGTGTGCCGCCACGACTTCGTGGGCGTATCGGTGTGCTGGTTGGAAGAGTTGGGCTGCGTTCTGCAAGGGTATGAATGAGGCGTTCGTTCCTGATTGGGTCGCTGCTGCCGAGCAGAAGAAGTACGGCATGAGTATCATCGGGTGGCGCTCGAGTCGTCAGGGTGATGCGATCACGTATCAGTTCGATGAGGATAAGCAGCAGGATCACATTGGATTGCTCGTGTCGCGTCCGAATCTTGTGACGGGCGCGTGCGTCAGCATTGAAGGCAATACGAGCTCGAGCGAGTACGGGTCGCAGGCGGATGGTTCGGGCTTGTGGCGTCGCAATCGCAATGCGAAGCCGCCGCAGATCATCATTCGCATCACGTAGAGGACAATCGTCACGAGTGGCGTACGATTAGTGGCGACCAGGAGGGGATCTGATGGGATTGCGAGACGACATCATGCGCGAGAACACGAAGCCACGCTACGAATGCGCCGTCTGCTACTGCATTAGCGATATGAGTAAAGAGGATGCGGCAGAGCTCGTAGAGTGCCTGGACGATTCTACGATTGCCGCGACTGCTATTGCTCGAGCACTCGGCGAGCGAGGCTATCAGATCAATGCTGAGGGTAAGCAGATCCGCCGGCATCGCAGGATGTGCGTATGAGTATTCGTGATGAGATCGAACAGGCCGAGAAGGATGAGGATCTCGCGCGAACGTGCCAACGTTTGCAGCGACAACTTGCGAAGGCGAAGGCGAAGAACGCGGATCTCATCGAAGCCGTTGAGCGTGCCGCGCATGATGCTGCGCGGATCGCTGGATATCCGCCAAGTGTGAAGCCTCCTAAGCGAGATAAACGCGCCGGCGCAGAAACGGCCCTCTTGCACTTGACGGATTGGCAACTCGGCAAGGAGACAAGCTCGTACTCTACGGAGGTCTGCAAAGAGCGCGTGATGCGTGTCGTTGCGAAGACGCTTCGCCTGACGGAGATCCAACGTGCCGCGCACCCCGTCGATGAGATCATCGTGATGCTCGGTGGCGACATGATCGAGAACATCCAGACGTTCCCAGGACAACCATTCGAGGTTGATTCGACGCTATTTGGGATGGTCTTTGAGGCTGCGAATCTGATCGAAGCCGTCCTCCTCGAGCTACTTCAGCACTTCAAAACGGTCCGCGTCTATGAGGTCGCCGGTAATCACGGAAGAATCGGAAAGAAGACAGACGGCGTTCCCGACAATTGGGATCGCATTCTGTGTCGGATCGTCCGAGACAAGCTGCGGCAAGAGCGCCTCGTCTGGCACGAGCCTTCGGGTTGGTACGAGATTGTCGAGGCTGGCGCGTATCGCGCGATGCTCGTGCATGGTGATCAGATCAAGAGCTTTGGCGGGAATACCCCGGCATTCGGGATTATTCGTAAAACGACGGCGTGGAGCTCGGGCGTTACCGAACCATTCCAAGACGCATACCTCGGGCATTATCATCACGTGTCGCAGTTTCAGATTGCGAATGGTGGTCGCGTCTTCATGACCGGCAGCACCGAATCGGGTAGTGAGTATGCGCGCGAGTTCGTAGCCGCAAAAGGACTACCATCGCAACGCCTCCACTTCATCGATCCGGACGCGGGACGCGTCACCGCCGAATACATCATCTGGCTCGACTAGGTTACTCGCCTAAGAAGCAAGGCTCGGTCGGAAAGAATCCCTCAACGCGACCACTCACACCCTGCGAAGAGCCAGGCGCTCCAAACAAGGATCGCCATTCTTCGATCGTGTAGAGCTCGCCATCCCAATCAGGATCAGCAGCCTGCGCGACAGGTTGCCAACGCCGCTTCGGAGCACGCACCCGAACAATCCTCGCAGGCTCCGCCGTACGCAACACTCGAGCCGCAGCACACGCCGCAATAAGCTCGTCCGCAACCATCGGAAACTCGCGACGAATCTTCGACATCATCACCGCCGACAAACGCCGATGCCCATTCGTATACCGAAACACATGCGAATCACCCACACCCAGCACACGCGCAAGCATCATCGTCGACACGCCATACTCACGCATCAACAACGCCGCCGGCGAACGCTTCCCCTGCACTACTCAGCCCCGCGATCAGCACTCATAGCCACACGCAACGCGCAAGCCTCAGCGCGAAGCTGCTTCGCCTCCGCCTTCAATCGTCCACGCAGAATCCGTGTTTCCAGGTTGCGGCGGATCTTCTCCGAGCCGAGCCGCTTGCGTCGCTTGTTACTCATCATGTGCCTTTCGTAGTGGTCGCCCGACTCTAGTCGCACCTATTGGTCCGCGTCAAGGCGAGAGGGTGCCGGGTCCGCGCCTCAATCGAGGAGTCGCGGACCCGGCTGGCGGGGGAGGGAATCCGCCACCCGCATTATCGCGTACTATTCGACGGGTGGCACGGGCTGGCTCGTAGTGGTGGCAGCCCGTGCCGCCACCACATTCGCCACCGTCTGATGCGACACGCCAGCAAGGTCGGCAATCGTTCTGAGCGAGAGTCCGCCAATGTTTGCGGTGATGATTAGCGCGTCACGCTCACGCTTCGCAGCATCCAGGACACTCTCCGCACTCGCGACAAACGCGGCAGACTTCGCGAGCTCGTCACGGATCGTCATGCTACTCGTCATGTCGTCTGCCTTTCCACGAATCGTTTTGCCAACTCGAGCGAATCCTTCAACGCTACTTCTTCTCCACGATGCGACACGACGTAATACCCGTTATGTCGGCGCGGATGACGCGACACAATCCACTCGCCACGCCGCCACGAATCCGACCAGACAACCGGCTCATACAACCACTCGCTCATCGTGCGCACTCGTCACAATCAAGACCATACGAACGAATATCGTCAGCATCAAAGCGTTCCCACGTTTCGAGCGGAGTCTTGTGGAACTGCGCGTCGGGCTTCTCCGTGATGCTCTTGCGGAGATACTCGCCAGCATGATCAGAGCACGTGCAGCGCCCATTGTCGTTGAGGTAGATGGCGCTCATGCCGCCACCTCCTGAGAGATGGCGGCGTTCTCGGCAGCGGCGCGGATCATCAGAGATCGCTCCATGAGCACCTCTGGGCCTTCGATTGCCGTGGCGTTACGGAAAGGCCAGAATCCGAAGCGATTGGAGAGATAATCGTAGGAGTTCCGAGCATCTTCGTCAGCTGCGTAAGGCATCTTTGATGCGAGATGCAGAATCTCGGTCGCCGTTACTTCGCGAATGATTGCCGCGTCTACCCAACGATTGATGCTGGCGTCGTAGATCTTGTCGGTCGTATTCATGGCTGCTTCTCCTTGAGTGGTGGTTGCCATGCACAAAAGATAGGGGCAAACCATCCCCTTGTCAAGTGCCTAGACACAAAAAATATAGAGGCGTCCGATACCGTCGTGTATGGTTCGGCTTTCCACTACAGCCCGACAAGCCGGGAGGCACATAGTCATGGCAAACATTGTTAGCGCAGATGAGATCCTCGCAGGAGGCGGCGGCGTCTATCTCGACAAGGACGACAAAGCCGCCCTACACACCGAGCAGCGCCCGTTCTACATCACCGGCGCGATCGCCGAGCAGGAAGGGAATTACGGGACGCAGACGATCTTCACGATCAAAGAGAAGGGCAAGGACGATGCTCGCCTAGCCTTCCAGGCAAGCGCGTCACGCATCGAACAGGCAAAGCGGATCAGCATCGCCGTCGCCAATGGTGCTGATGCCGTCGGCCCGTTCTACCTCGGACGCTGGGAATCCAACGGCAGGAGTGGTTGGCAGCTCACAAACGCTCCGACAACGCCAACCACGATCCCCGACATGACGAGCACGCCGACGACGGCTCCCGTCAGTAGTGTCGCGCCGACGACCGACGACGACATTCCGTTCTGATGAGTCTCGTTCCGTACGTTCCTCCCGCGAACATCACGCAACTGCGTGGACTCGCAGAGCATGGCGAACTCATCACGCTAGACGGTGAGATTCTGCCGGTGGCGGATGCGTCGAATGATGATCTCGTCGCGTGGGGACTCGTCGCGCAGCATCTGCGTGATCTTGCTCGCATGATCAGCACGAGCGTTGAGCCAGAGCTCGGCGTGCGGATTCACTCTCTAGCGGGTCCGATCATTACGGAGTACGGCACCGCGAAGGAGAGCATCAGTCGTGCGAGCGTTAGTGGCATCGCGTCTCAGCGGATCCGCGAGATCATGGAGCGGTGCGCGGCGGATGGTGCGATTCCGTGGGAAGCCGTCGATAACATCGCGCCCCTCCAGGCGCACGTAACGCCGGCGAAGATCCAGAACTACATCGAAACGTGTCCGGCCGGATTGGCGGACGAGCTCGAGCCGCATCTCCCCGAGAAGCGACGCAGCATCAAACTCGAACAGACGGCGGTCTAGTCATGGGGGAGGCTCGGTCTGGCATCATCATCGGCCTGGACACGAGCCTCCTCCGCACCGCGTACGCGATCATCTACGACGAAACGCTCCTCGCATTCGCCACGATCCATACCAAAGAGGGCTTGGCGGATCGGCGTGACGCTTGGAAACTAATCCGTGACGAAGCACGACGCATCGAACGCATCACGCATGAGCAGACACGCGCGATCGTCATCGAAGACGCATGGCTCGGACCGAACCGGCAAGGCAGCCTCAACCACGCGCGCTGCATTGGTCACGCCGAAGCATTCGCCCTGACGAGCTTCCCGTACGCAACGATTGAGCGCGTCATGCCCCAATCATGGCGCGCACTCCTATCTTTACCGCGTAAAGGCAAAGAGGGCGCCATGTCATATTCCGTGCGTATATGCGACATATCGTGCATTCAGAGTGGATGGGCCGACACGCTCGACCAGGACTCGGCTGATGCGATCTGCATTGCATACGCAGCACGCGCGGCGTATAGTGCGGACTCCTTGCAGGACTAAACCCCGAAGAGCCGAACCTAATCGGCACCACTACCAAGGGAGGCTCACAATGAGCAACACAACGACGAAGCCCAAGCCGACGAGTGAACCGTGCGGCGAGTGGGAATGGACGACCGAGCAGATCGAACGACGCAACGCTCGCGATCGTATCCTCGCTCGAGAAGTAGGCATCGAAATCGGGCGACGCCGCGAAGCCGTCAAGAATGAGAAGCGCGCCGCAAAGAGCTTCACGCGCGGACTCTTCATCGGCATCGCACTCGTCATCATCGTCTACCTCATCGGACTCGCCGGCGCTGATTACGCAAACGCAAAGACGATCCGTATCGGATCGGGTGATGCTTCGCAGCGCGTCACATACAAGCCGCAACTTGCAAACCTGCCGCCCGGATACAAGGTCTACCTTGAAATCTGCAAACGCGAACAACCAGCCAAGGGATACGGGTGGGCTGCTGTCGCATGGAAACAACGCGGAAACTATTCGTTCCCCGGAGGATGCGGGCTAACCATCGCCAATTTTCAAGAGATCCGCCACGCCTCGTGGCCGTCGAGTATGGATCAACTCTCGCCGCGCGATCAGCTCTGGGCGTGCTTCTTCCTCTTCTGGAAACACGCGCGCATCGGACAACACATGCGCGGCTCGTACGATGCTGGACAACGCTACGGCTCGACCGTCTGGGACGTACACACACAATTCGGCTTCTGGGGCTTCGCTCCTGACGGCGAGACGATCGCATGAACGCAGACACACTCCTCAACATTCTCGTATGGGGACTCGCCGTATTCACCATCATCGTCCTCATCGTTGAATACGCGCGACACCGAGGCGCGAAGTGAACGCCGAAACGTGGCGCATCATGCGCGCACTCGTCCAGGCACGCCGCGAATGCGAGCAAGAGCTGCGCGTACGCCGCGGCCTCAATCCACTCCTCTATTGGAGCGCTCGGCGACGATCACTAGACGAAGCCATCAGAATCGTCAGAGGACTCAACCATGACGCTTGAAGCACTCGTCGGCTGCCTCCTACTTGTTCTACTTGCGATCATCCTCACAAAAGGGAACTTCTAGAATGACCACTCTGACCATTCTGAGCACGCTCGGAAAGAAGAAATACCTCGAGGATGTCCTACTCAGCATCCTCGCCAAACGTGACGGCCTCACCGACGAGCAAATTGCAAAGCAAACCGTAAGCCGACTAAACCGGCTCTACTCGCACGCCGTCATCGATGGAACAGACTTCATTCTCGTCCCCGCCGATCAGAAACCACACCCCACCACCAATGAGGAAGCACTAGCAGCATGACCACCATTGACGAGCTCCGCGCCAAGCGTGACGTATGGCCCACAATCCTCGAACACATCCCACAAGCAATCAACCGGTGCCACAACGCACTAGACGAAATCCTCGAAAACCCGGAACTCTTCCAACACCTCGAGCGGAAGTTCCGCAAAGGCGAAGCCGAACACGGCGGCAAATGGATGACACACGCCGACTCGTCCTGGCTCATCGCCGAAGCATCCGAAGAAATCCTCGACTTCATCCTCTACAACGCCATGTACCAGATCCACACGCAAGCAATGAATGAGGAAACAGGCGTATGAGTCCGCGCGACATCAGCGAAGAACACGAACGATACAAGCTCGCCCTCGAGCAGATCGAACGCATGAAACGCACACCACGCGCCTACCGACACACCAAGTTCGGCGACCTCATCAAGATCGCACAGGAGGCACTACGCCTTGAAGAGTGACACGCTCGCAATGGACACAGATCTTCTCCTCTCTGTCCTCTCATTCTCAGAGCCTTACCGAGACGAGACGCACGCCAAACAGATCCGCAGACATTGGCGCAAAGTAGCTCGCAAAAGCAAGATCAATATCCAGACATACGACAACACGCACAATCAGGAAGTAATCATCATCCGCAAGAGCGCAATGCCTCACGATGAGTATTTGAGAAGCGCACAAATGATCATCGACGGAGACAAACTCAGTCGTTACATTGAGGAACACACAAGCAACGACAAGACGTGAGCCGATTCACTACAATCAGAAGCGCAGGGTTCCTGTTCTCTCCTGCGCCTGCTAGCGACGGCCGTCCTTCGGGGCGGTCGTCGTCTTTGTAGAGTCATGCAACCGTGGGTGTATCATCACAACACCGGCCAAACCGGACGCCTAGCAGGCGCATCTAGAGAATGGAGACATGATGGCTAAAAGCCTCACCAAGACCACACGCCTTTTGCGTATCGGCGACGAGCTTCTTGAATGGATGCTCGAGAACAATCATCAAGCGAATCTAGAACCACTCCTCTCCGCATCACCATGCGGATGCCGATCAGCCGACACAGGCATCGGCGGCGTTCGACAAATCGACGGAAGGATGTTCTACAAACTCTTCTGCGACAACTGTGGCCGCTCAAGAAGCGGAGCACTACGCGTACCCAAACAACTTCAAGAAGCAATCGCCACGATCAAAGAACACGACGGCGCGCCATGCGAAATTAAGTCATGCAAGGAGAGATTCAGCCAAACTCATCATATCTTCCCATCTTCAATCGATTGGCAATTGTCGACTGACTATCCGACCGTCCAGCTCTGTGAGCATCACCATCGACTCTGGCACCAGATGACCGGAGTCGCAACAGGTAAGGCAAGTAAATGAGTGAGCATCCGAAGACAACCGAAGCAGCACGAGCAGCGTTCGGCTACATCAACGCGCAAGGATGGACGCTCGTAGCCGTCGGAGCAGACAAGCGACCACTCGGCGAATGGGGACAAGAAGGCGACCCGAACAGATACAACGATCGCAACAGCGAACTCGTCTTCTCAAACGCTGGAAACGCCAACGCATTCGGACTCGTAGCTGGCGCGAGCGGAATCATCATCATCGACCTCGACAACGAACAAGCAATCCGCGAATACGCGCAACGATTCGGACGACCAGAAACGCGAATCGTCATCACACCACGCGGAAGACACATCTACTTCAAAGCACCAACAGACCTAACGCTAGGCCCATCAACAGCGATCCTACCAGGCATCGACGTACGCGCAGGAAACTCGTACGCAATCATGCCTCCAAGCAAAACACTAGGCGGCGAATACCGCTGGGCAAACGATCTACCCATCGCCGAACTCCCTCAAAACATCCGACAACTCCTCGAAGAGAACAATAAGCACGAAACATTCAGCATCGAAGTAGGAGACCCAATCCCCGAAGGACAACGCAACGATGCAATGTTCCACTACGCGCTAAAGCTCTTCCGCGCAGGAATGGACGAAGCAGCAGTTTCGCTATGCGTCAAGTCAATCGTTACAGAATACGCAGAAGGCGACCTCACAGAAACTGAAATCATCGCAACAATCAAAAGCGCAAAAAAGCACCACAACAAAACACTCGCAACAAACACAAACGAAGAATCCAATCCTTCGCAAATCCGTACCGTTAGCTTCGCCGACATGCCAGCACCAGAAGCAGTCGACTGGGTACGCGGCGAACACCTACACGGAAGATTCCCACTCGGAGAACTCACCATGCTCTACGGCGACCCAGGCGTCGGCAAAGGCACCATCACAGTCGCACTCATCGCACAAATCACCAAAGCAGGGGGAACCGTCCTAATCTCCTCACCAGAAGACGACCCCATCCGCGTCATAAAACCACGCCTCATCGCCGCCGGCGTCGACCTCACCAGATGCCACACCATCGACAGCGTACGCGACTACGGCGCACAAGCGATCGACCTATCAAGCGAACACGACAAAATCATCGAACGCGCACTCCACCACAAAGCCGAAGTAATCATCCTCGACCCCATCAGCGAACACCTCGCCGCCGACGTCAAAAACGAAAGAGACAATCGAGACGCACTCGGCCCATACCTACAAGCCTGCCGCGACCATCGCATAGCCACCATCGCCGTCGGACACACCAACCGCACAACAGGAGGCAGCGGATACATGCGCGCAGGAGGATCATCCGCGCTCTACAAAATCGCACGCAGCGCCTTCATCGTCGGTCACGTACCCGCAGCCGCAACAGAAGACGGCGAAGCACGCAAAGACGTCGCCCTAGCTCACGGCAAAACAAACCTCGGCAAAAAAATGCCGAGCCTGATCTATCGCATCAACACCGAAGAACTCAGCATCGACGAGCACGGCCGGCCCGTCTACACAAGCCGCGCAACCTTCATCGGAGAATCCAACCTCGACGCAGAAGAGATCCTCGACGAGCGCAAAGTCAATGATCACGCCAGGATCAGCGAATGCGCCGGATGGCTCGAGTCGTACCTCAAAGACCGGTACGGAGCAAGCGCAAAAAACGAAACAGACGAAGCAGCTCGCAAAGCAAACTCCGAATGGACACCACCCGTCGTCAAGCGCGCCATCTCAACCATCGGAGGCAAAATGCGAAAGAGCGGATTCGGGGGAGCGTACATATATCAGAGCGCAGACTACGTATCGCCAGACGACGCCGAAGCCTAACTTTTGGCTTAGATTGCATCCTATCGCCGTATATGTAGAGCATGGAGAGGATGACGAGCATGAACACACAAAAGAATCAAACCACACAAATATATGTTCACTCTCTACATAATCTCACAATGTGGATTTGGCTTATTTACATCATTCTCTCCATCCTATCCATCCTCTATATGAACAGGAATAGCATGGAGAGTATGTAGATGATGAACACATACGACACTATCTGACCAGACTGCGACAATACAACCACCATGAGCAGCGAACAGACACCAGAGCTCTACCCAATCGCTCACTCGTCCGCCTACATCTTCCTCGCTGCCATGATCACGATCCGCGACAATGATCACGACCTGTTCGATGACAATGCGAGCGAGTACGCAGCGCAGATCCTCCGCATCGTCCAGGCTCAACCAGAAACCGTCCTCACGCTTCCCGCATCCGAGTTGGAAGAGATCGGACCCGTCCTGCTAGATAATGCGCCAACATGGTTGAAGTAGTGGCCGAGTGCAAACGGTGTGGTGCTCGATTGTCGAAGTATCGAAAGCCACGCGAGAAGACATGCGCCCCATGTCATGATCGTGTCATTGATGATTCGATCAAGCACGCGCACGAACCACGCCGAAGCAGCGAACGTAATCAAGAAGCATTCGCGCTGAGGTGGCGCGGTTATGAGTGGCATACGATCGCGACGATGCTTCAGTATCCTTCGGAGCAGGCAAGCCAGGCGGCTGCTCGAGACTATGCGAAACGAAAGGGGTTCGTCCTGCCATGAGTACGCTTATGCCTAGTGGACGCGCCGCCGAGTCGATGAGTAGCCTTGATCGTGTGATGAGTCTCGCTTACGAGTACGGTTATCGCGTTGGCTTGCAGCTCGGCGCGCATGGTCGCGTTGTCATGCATGTTCGCGACATGGAAGGCGACAATAAGGTGATTGCGGTGATCTCTGACACGATTGAGAATGCGGCGAATGTTTTGTTTGATCGAATTCTAAAATCGGGGTATGTCCCCCGGGATCGTTTTTTGGGGGTGGGGTAGTGGGTATCCGGCAGGTCTGTCTCGGTTGTGGAACGTTGACGATGAATGGTTCGCGTTGCGAATCTTGTGCTGCTCGGAGGGAGAGGGCGCGTAGCCTGAGCCGTCCCCACTACCGAGGCGACTACCAGACGAGGGCGAAGCAGGTGCGAACGGCTGCGAATAACGATCCGAATTGTGTTTGTTGGTTGTGTGGAGAAACGGCTAGGGTGGACGACCCGTGGACTGCTGATCATGTTGAGCCTGGCAATCCTGATTCGATTTTGATGCCTGCCCACCGGTCGTGCAATAGTCGTCGTGGCGATGGGCGTGGCCGGCGTGGCGAGCTCGTGATGCGATTGGGTAGAGCTCGGGTTGGTTGTCGCTGCTCATGGTGGTTGTATTGTCGCAGTCTGTTCGGTTCACTTCGTGCGCCTAACGTAGGCACTTGCGCACTTGCGCATGCCTACGTAGTAGGTGCAAGTGTGCAAGTGGATTTTTTGGCTTTGTTTAGCCAAGAATCCCACTTGTACACGGTTTTGTGCAAGTTGTGCAAGTGGGGCGCAAACCCGCATGGTTATGCGGCTCCACTTGCACTTGTACATGTGCAAGTTGTGCATGTGCAAGTCGTGTGCAAGTTATGTGACGATTCGCACAATGTTTAGAGGCTACTTTGTGACACGAATGTGACATGCCGTTCGCCGTGTTTCGGAGGGCTTTCGATGCTGCCCATGCCGTGCATGTGCGCGTACACGTTGGCGCGTGTTCGGCGCTCTCGCATCTCTTCGATCTCTGCGTGGATGTCTCTTGTGGGGACGTTCGGCCAGGCTTCGTGTTCGCGTGCATATGAGCTGACGAGGCGCGCGATGTAGTCGATATTGCTGGTCGGGCCGGCGTGGATGAGGTTGATTCCGTTGTGAAGCTCGAGGCGGAATTGTTCGATTGGTTGTTCGGCTCCGATGCGGCATTTTGCGTGGATGAGTTTGCGTTCGCTCCATCCTTCTGCGTCGGCGTCATTGGTTTTTGCTGCGCGTGTGAGGTGGAGTCGGCTGCCGGTGAGTGCGGCTGAGATGTCTGAGCTGCCGGAGTATTGTCCTGCTTTCGTGTCGTGGTGAATGATGAGGATGCTGACGCTGAGTGCTTCTGCGATGCGTGCCAAGTATCGGAGCATGCGTCCGGCTTCGGATTGTTCGCGTTCGTCGCCTTCCCAGAGTGCGCGTTGAGAGTCGAGGATGATGAGTTTCGCGTTGGTGGTTTTGCTTATCCAGGCGAATAGTTCGGCGGTTTTGTCGCGTTGTCCGAGGATGGTTGCGTCGGTGCGGTAGTAGTGGAGTCGGTTGATGTTGCTGACGCGATCATAGGCGGTGCGGATGCGACGATGAATCTCGTCGTGACTGTTTTCTGCATCGATGATTGCTACGTCGCATGTGGCGGTCGGCTTGTTTAGGAGTTCGTCTCCGATGGTGCATTTTGCGGCGATGGCGAGACTTATGAGGCTTTTGCCGAGGCCTGCGTCTCCGTGGAGGAGGTTGAGTGTGCCTTCGGCTAAGTAGCCTTCCCATATCCAGCGGATGTCGGGTGGCTCGGTTTCGAGCATGCTTGCGACGTCGAGTGGTTGTAGGCTGGTGGCGAGGTCTGCGGTGTGTTCTAAGCTCGCGTTTTCTATGATTTCTTCGATGCTTGTGTCGTCGTCTGCGTCGTTGCGTTCGTGGTAGATGCGTGCGCTGGTGACGATTTCGCCTAGCTCAAGTTCGGTGAGTGTGCCTTCACAATAGGTTTCGGCTTCGCTTCGGATGGCGCCGTAGGTTGCTTCGTGGCTGAGTCCGGCGCGGAGTGCGCGGAGTGCGCGATTCCACAGCTCGTCATTGCGTGAGCCTTCGGGGATTGGTTCGCCGTCGGGGATGTGTCGCCGGTCTGGTTGGCTTGTTTCGCGGAGGACGTCTACGAGTTGTGTGGGTAGTGGTTCGATGGGATTCTGGTTGGCCCACGAGTATGAGCCTCCGCTTGTGGTGCTGGGTGGTGTGATTGCGTAGGATTCTCCGGCGCGTACGTCTACGCCTGGCATGATGCTCGTGGACGGCCCGAGGTTTAGGCTCGGATCATTCTGGTAATAGAGGTGCCTGCCTCGAGGCGTGTTCGCAATGCGCGTGGTTGGTACGCCGAACCGTGTTGCCCATGCTCTGATCGCATCCTCATTGTCAAGATCGATGATGATCAGATTTGACGCGCCTGCGATGATTCCGAACGCTTGCGCATTTGTCGCGTAGAGGTTCTCGGCGTTGCGATAGTCGTATCGATTGGTTCCGCCTACGCTCCACGAGCCTAGGGGTCGCTTGTCAGGATTGACGGCGCATAAGACCCAAGCATTGCCATTGATGTAGTCGAATGCTGCTCGCGCAGCTGGCGTAGTGGTGGTGTGCAATGTGATCTTTCTACTCTTCGATGCGGAGTGCGTCTTGTGCGATCTTGATGAGGTCACCAAATTTGGTGTGTCGGTAGGCGCGTGGTGTGCGTTTCATCCGTTCGATCTGCTCTAGAGCAAGGCGATACCGGTCGTGTTCTTCGCTGATGTCGCGCGGAGTCAAATTCCCGTCTCCTCATTCATCGCTTGTGTGTGGATCTGGTACATGGCGTTGTAGAGGATGAAGTCGAGGATTTCTTCTGCTGCTTCTGCGATGAGCCAGGACGAGTCGGCGTGTGTCATCCATTTGCCGCCGTGTTCGGCTTCGCCTTTGCGGAACTTGCGCTCAAGGTGTTGCATGAGATCAGGATTCTCGAGGATTTCGTCTAGTGCGTAGTGGCACCGGTTGATTGCTTGTGGGATGTGTTCGGCGATTGTGGGCCAAACATCGCGCTTCGCGCGGAGCTCGTCAATGGTGGTCATGCTGCTAGTGCTTCCTCATTGGTGGTCGGGTGTGGTTTCTGATCGGCGGGGACGAGAATGAAGTCTGTCCCATCGATGACGGCATGAGAATAGAGCCGGTTCAGCCGGCTTACGGTTTGCTTTGCAATTTGTTCGTCGGTCAGGCCGTCATGCTTTGCGAGGATGCTGAGTAGGACATCCTCAAGGTATTTCTTCTTTCCGAGCGTGCTGAGAATGGTCAGAGTGGTCATTCTAGAAGTTCCCTTTCGTGAGAATGATGGCAAGTAGAACAAGTAGGAGGCATCCGCCGAGTGCTTCAAGCGTCATGATGCTCAAGTCCTCTGACAATTCTGATGGCTTCGTCTAGTGATCGTCGCCGAGCGCTCCAATAGAGGAGTGGATTCATACCGCGGCGTACGCGCAGTTCTTGCTCGCATTCGCGGCGAGCCTGGACGAGTGCGCGCATGATGCGCCACGTTTCGGCGTTCACTTCGCGCCTCGGTGTCGCGCGTACTCAACGATCAGGACGATGATGGTAAATACGACGAGTCCCCATACGAGGATGTTGAGGAGTGTGTCTGCGTTCATGCGATTGTCTCGCCGTCAGCTGCGAAGCCCCAGAAGCCGAATTGTGTGTGTACGTCCCAAACGGTCGAGCCGTAGCGTTGCCCCGCCTCGTACGAGCCACGCAGGTGTTGTCCAATGCGCGCGTGTTTCCAGAAGAGGAAGAAGCAGGCCCAGAGCTGATCGCGCGGCGAGAGTTGATCCACACAACCAACAAACACAATTCGGATCGTTATTCGCAGCCGCTCGCACCTGCTTCGCCCTCGTCTGGTAGTCGCCTCGGTAGTGGGGACGGCTCAGGCTACGCGCCCTCTCCCTCCGAGCAGCACAAGATGCGCAACGCGAACCATTCGTCGTCAGCGAGCCACAACCTAGGCAGACCTGCCGGATACCCACTACCCCACCCCCAAAAAACGATCCCGGGGGACATACCCCGATTTTAGAATTCGATCAAACAAAACATTCGCAGCATTCTCAATCGTGTCAGAGATCACGGCGATTACCTTGTTGTCGCCTTCCATGTCGCGAACATGCATGACAACCCGACCATGCGCGCCGAGCTGTAAGCCAACGCGATAGCCGTACTCGTAAGCGAGACTCATCACACGATCAAGGCTACTCATCGACTCGGCGGCGCGTCCACTAGGCATCAGCGTACTCATGGCAGGACGAATCCCTTTCGTTTCGCATAGTCTCGAGCAGCTGCTTGGCTGGCCTGCTCCGAAGGATACTGAAGCATCGTTGCGATCGTATGCCACTCATAGCCGCGCCACCTCAGCGCGAATGCTTCTTGATTGCGTTCGCTGCTTCGGCGTGGTTCGTGTGCGTGCGTGATCGAATCATCGATGACACGATCGTGACACGGGGCGCATGTCTTCTCGGGTGGCTTTCGATCCTTCGACAATCGAGCACCGCAGGGTTTGCATTCGGCGACTACTTTCGCCATGTT